ATGATGTTATTGATATTATCGCAGAAGAGGAGATAGAAGATGAGATACTTGAAGAGGATGTGGTGGTGGATGGATTTGAAGATTTGGAATATTCAGAGGAAGATTTCGTTGAGGAACTTACAGAAGAAGAAATAGCTGCAATAGAAGCAGAGATAAAAGCTGAAGAAGAACGGCTGATTCAAGAACAAATAGAAGCAGAAGAAGAAGCAGAAATACTATTAGAGTTAGAAGAATCTGTAATTGAATTAGAAGATTTATCTGAAGAAGAGATAGAAGAGTTTGTAGAGGTTATAAAAGAAATAGAAGAAAATATTGAGATTATAGAAATTGTAGAAGAAATAATAGAGTTAGATATACCGGAAGATATAATATTAATTATAGAGGAGGAGACACTTGAAGAAGAAATTATTATTGATGAGACCAAACTTTTACCTGAGACTGATGAGGAAGTTTTGGATGAGCCAATACAGGAAGATGTTAAAGAAGAACCTGTAGATATTATAGAATCTATAACTGATATATTTAATGTAGAAGAAGTTGTAGAACTTACTGAAGAGGAACTACAAGTAGAAGTTGCAGAGATAGAAGAAGTTATTGTTGTAGATATTCCTATTGCAACTGAAGAAGAGATAGAAGAATTTACTGAAGAGGAGTTAGTTGAATATGAAGAAGCAAAAGAAGAAGCTATACAAGAGTATGTACAAGAGCTTACCAATGAAGAAGCATCAGAAGTCTTAGAAGAAGTTAATGATGTTGGTGTACAGAACTTAGACCAGGTATCAGAGGAAGTCCAGGAAGTAATCCAGGCAGTAGTAGAGGAGGCAATAGAAGATGTTGAAGAGCTTACACAGGAGCAAGTTGAGGTTGTCGCTGATGTACTACAAGTTGAAACTGAAGATGTTGCTATCGTTGCAGAAGCATTCCTAGAAAATCCAATAGAAACTTTTGTTGATTTAGATTTTGAAGAGATAAGCCTATCAACTATAGGCGATGATATGACATCTGACCAAAAAGAAAAAGCACAAGAAGTAGTTGTGCCAGTTATTTTGACTAGAATAGCAAGTATGGCTGCGTTTATATTTAGGAGAAGTTAATGATAAAGAAGTTATGGTCTTGGTTTGTAGAAGCTATTAAAGAGACTTTAAATCTTAGTTGGACTCTTGTTGGTTTAGTTATTGCTACCCTTACACTTACTGGTAGTGCGCAACAAATCACAGGTTTAGCTACTATAATAACATTAGCAGTATGGTTGTTAACCATAGGCTTTAGAAAATAATAAGGAGATAACATGGATTGTTGTGGTGGTGGATGTTGTGGCGGCAAATAACTGCTACACATATACCGATAAGAATGATACACACATAAGTATATGTGATTGTAAGAATGGAGGAATAGGTGAAACTCACAGTTGTTAGAACTCAATTTGGAACAGATGCAACTAATGGAATATTGTTAGTTGATGGGGTGTTTGAAAATTATACCCTAGAAGACCAATACCAAGCAGTAAAAGTTATGCACGAAACTTGCATACCTGAAGGAACATACAATATAAAGTTTAGAACTGTTGGTGGTTTTCATACTAAATATAAAGAAAGATATGGCAATGCACATTATGGTATGTTGCATTTACAAGATGTACCTAACTTTACATACATACTTATACACGCAGGTAACACCGATGAGCATACCTCGGGTTGTCTCATTGTCGGGGAAACTCAACAAGATTTAGACATAAGTGATGATGGGTTCATCGGACACTCAGGTAAGGCGTACTCAAAACTTTATAACAAAGTGGCAAAAGAGTTGTTACTTGGTAAAGAAGTAACTATAGAGTACACAACTATAACTAAGTTATTACAAAAACCTGCCTCAAATGCTTCAACAGATGATGTAATACTAACGAGAACAGTTATGGAAAAGTTAGAAGAAATCAATGGTGGTGTTATAAAGACACAAGCAATGTTAAGAGGGAGAATAATAAGATAATGTTTGGATTTGTAAAATCAAAAAGAGCAAGAAACCAAGACGGCACATTCAAGAAGGATGTGAGGTGGACACCTTGGTCCGAAACATGGGAGTATAAAATGAGTGAAGAACTCAAAGATATGCTTGAGCGTGTACTTTGGACATTTGTGGAAGCCTTTATCGGAGCGTTAACAGTCGCACCGTTAGTAGGAATTGACGCGGAGATTGTCCAATTAGCTGCCCTCTCAGGTGGTGCTGCTGCACTCGCTGTTGTAAAAACTTATGCCAAAAAACAAATTGGTGGCGGTTCACAACAATCAGTAAGCAAGTAGTTCTATGGCAAAGCCGAGGGTGTTATCCTTTCTACCTCGGCTCTTGCTACTTTAATTTAAATATCGTATGTATCTTCTGAACCATACATAGCGTCATCTGCACACTCTTTACAAAGACCATATTGTTTTCTATCAGCAGTTGTTAATTTAGCTACTGCAATACTTCCACAAATTTCACAAGGCTTTAAAGCTAAAATGGTGCTTCTCCTTCTTCAATGTCATCTAATGTACGTGCCTTTGGTGGTGTTATACCTTTTTCTTCTAAGGCAACTGTAGTTAAATTATCGTATGCTTCTTTATATCCTGGAGGTAAAAACTTAGCGTCTTTATACCATGACTTAGAATATGTCATACTTCCTTTTTGTTCACCATTTAAACACTTACCTCCTGCAGTACATCTAAAGTCAGCAGACCTTGGATTCTTTTTGTCTTCAGGCATAAATATTTTTACCGGTGAATAGCAAGGCTTTGGACAAAACAATACATTTGAATCAGAGTTAGTCGTAGCTGTTTTGGAAGGAGCTGTTGACTCTTCAACTACGACTTGACTCTGTTGTTCAATGACTGTGGTGTTACCGTGTGATGGCGATGTATCAAATTCTTCTTCTGTTACATCTCCTGACCACAGTTCTACACCTAGCCCAAATCTCATACAAGCTCTTTTAAATGCGTCTGATTCAGCGTCCTTCAACAAAGACCCATCGTTTATGTTTTTGTTATCTAGTTTGAATGTGTCAACATCTCCTATGCCATCATAGGTATCTGTTCCTAATTTAATGGTGCCTTTAGCACCAACGATTCTTTTTTCACCATTGTGTGTTCCATAGATTGGTTCACAGTTCCATGAGTATGGTATACCACTGTCACGTAGTCTTTCAACATACCTACTGTGTGAAACGTATTTACCAAACTTACCCTTTGGAGCGTCTTTAACAAGCTCCTTTGGAAATGGTTTTAATAATTTTTTTAGACTGTCTTCATAAGACATATATCTCCTTCCTAAATTATTTATATTCTAATATCTTAATAATTGTATGTGTCATTTTTAATTAAAAATTTTATTACTTTTAAATCAGTCATACATTTCCTGTATACTAACAGCAACAGAGCAAAGGAGGTATTATGCCTAATGTGCCTGAAGAATGGGGTAATAACTTTTACAAGTCAGGGTGGCAACCTGGGTTAGAAGTAAACGAACAAACAGGTATAGGGGAAATCACACACGTTGGTACAGACCCAAACTACAGAAACAAGTATGATTCGATATTAAAAGAATGGGGGTTCAATCCCGAACATTACGAGATAGAAGGTTCGGTTCGCGCATCTTCATGGCAAGTTCAACTGAAAGGTGGGAGAACTGAAACATTCTTTGCGTTCAAAGGTGTAGTTAAAAAGAAAAAACCAGGACACGATAAATACTTTCAGCAATTATTTAAACAAGCAAAAAGAAAACCACCATTAAAAAATAAAACATTGGGTGGAGATACAGCTTTTTTATTTTTCATGGCAGACTGGCAACTTGGAAAAAAAGATTATGGTGTAGAAAATACTATTAAAAGATATGACATAGCTTTACAGGACGCTGTGAATAGGATTAAAGAACTTCGTAAGATAGGTGTACAGATAGATGAAATCCACATGATAGGTTTAGGTGACCTCACTGAGAATTGTTATGGATTTTATGACAGTCAACCTTTTAATATTGAACTAACGTTGATAGAACAATATGCGTTAGCTAGGTCAATGATGATGAAAACAGTAGATACCTTTTTACCACATGCAGATAAGTTAGTATTGGCAGGTGCGCCAGGGAATCATGGGGAAGCTGCACGTTCACAAAAGGGTCAAGTGGTTACAAATAGATTAGATAATACAGATACCATGCACTTAGAGATATGTGGTGAGATTATGAAAGCTAATCCTGAAAGATACAAGAAAGTATCTGTAGAAGTTCCTGATGGTTTTCATCAGGTAATGGATATCAAAGGTATTACATGTGGATGGACACATGGTCACATGACTTCAGGAGGTGGAAGCAATCCTGAAACTAAGATAGAGAATTGGTGGAAGGGTCAGATGTATGGGTTTTTGCCTGCAGGTCAATGTCAGATTCTCATTACAGGTCACTATCATCATTTTAGAAGTAAACAACAAGGTGATAGAACATGGTTTCAATCTCCTAGCTTGGATAAGTCTATAGACTTTACAGCTAGAAGTGGTCTATGGTCTCACCCAGGTGTACTTACTTTTACTGTAAATAAAAAAGGGTGGGATAATTTAAAGATATTGTAACAACGGTTCATGAAGTTTGTTCTGATAACCAACTTATGTCACCACCTGTAAACTGTTCAACAAACCACAACATTATAGAGTACTCTGTTTCAGTCATGTTACTACTACTTATTGTCATAGGAGATGACCACCAAGCGTATTTAAATCTTATGTTAGATATGTAACCATCGTCATCATCAAACAATATCCAGTACGCAGGACCGCCACCTGCAAGTTGTAATTCATAAGTAACCTTTTTACTTATTGAATATACTCTATTGTCTAGCTCCTCATACAAGTCATCATCTTGCTCTCTCTTTTGCATTCCTGCAAAGTCCTCAATCAAAGACTCAAACGTCTTACGTGCTTCTTCTTTTACGTCCATTACTCCTCCTTTCTATGCTGTGTTAGGTGCTAACATACCTATTTGTTTGTATGCTGTATCAGCTAACGAATAAAATATCATTTTTTGAAATTCATATTGTTCATAGATTTGTAGACCTAATTCTTCCATATAAAAATCAAGTTTCTCTTTTATTTCTTCGTTAGTTTTACCCTCTTTCTTTAGTCTTTGTGCCTCTAGTATTGCATTTTCTCCCCAATCCATAATCTTTTGCGTTGCAATTGGATTGATTGGTCTTGAGTTTTCAGAACGCTTAGTGTTCTCCTTGCTGTAAACAATACCAGTTTCTACTAGATACCGTAAAGTATCTGCTCTTAGTCCTTTTATTAAATTGTGACTCATTACTCCTCCTCCATTAGTATTTTCTTTATTGCATCTTCAACATCTTGCTCGAGTTGAACTTTGTCTAGCTCTATCGAATCTATGTTGTCGAACTCTTTTGCTTCAGGTACATCATCAAGTGATAAGTACACGTTCATTGGTATGTCAATACAGAAGTCCTCTTCTGCAACCATGTGTGTCACACCTGTTACCCTGTCTTTCAACATAGCAATCCAATACGTACGCATGTACGCAGCAATCGGCTTGTTAGCTCGATAGAACTTTGGTATTGCTATGCTCATCACGATAGGTACTTCATCTGATATGGAATACCAACGCATGTTTCTTTCTAGTTTGTCAAGCTCTGAGTGTGGTAACTCGTGCAGAAACCAAGCAGGGTGAACGTTCTTGTCATACTTCATTACAAGTGATGTATCGTTCAACGCCTGGAGTTGTGCAAGAGTAACAGCAATGTATCTCGGCTTGTATATGTCTACGGCACTATCCGTCATAAAATCCTTTCTGACTTATCTGCTCTAGTATGTAGATAAGTTCTGTTTTGTTTTTTGGATACACTTCAAAGATTTCGTCTTCACCAGTAATGTGTCCTGATGATTGCCATGTCTCTCGTAAACTTTGTAAATAAGTTTTACTTATGTGAAAAATTGAGTGTGTACTATCATCTTCTTCATAAGTAAGACAATATACTTTTAATCTTTCCATTTTAAATCCTTTCGTACATTTCTATGAGATGACGTTCTGCTGTGTCTAACTTCATAACTTCATCACAATAATTACCACTTACATTTTTATCTAAAGCATGTTCAAAAAAATCTGCAAATACTTCTTCAATGATAAATTTAATATCTTCTTTAGTTAACCTTTCCATTGTTTTTCTTTCATTAGTCGTAGTACATCCATGTAGGATGTTGTTGTTGAAACGTACCACCATATTCTGCTGTGTGAGTATCAAAGTCTCTGTTTGGGTGGTCATCAGATAACTCAGTTAACTCTCCTAAGTTTTCTGTGATTGACCAACCACACTCAATCAAACGTATTTGGTGCATGTTGCTACCACCGTTTTCTGTATACTCAGTAATCAACTCACGTGCTTCATCATGGTCTTGTGCTTCTACAAAGACTTCGCTTCTTTGCTCATACTCTAATTTGTATAACGGCATTACGTACTCCTATCTACTATTAGTTTTAATTTATTGATTAGTTCTTCTTTGTCTGACTCTTGTGCATCAAGCCAATCAATCTCTTCGGCTATACAGTCGAACAAATTTCTGCTTATGGTTTCACCACGTGTGTGTTTAAAACCAAGTTGCAAGTTCATTCTTCCTCCTCTCGTATGGAATCTTTATAAACGGATTCTTGATAATCAAATGGTGGCTCTGTTATTTCATGTAACTGCATTGACCTGACTAGACAATCTGTTGAACAGAAAAATCCAAAGTCATACTCAACTTCACAGTAACCTGTGTCAACATCTTCGTTGACAAACATATACACCATGTCAGCTCGATTACGAATACTGTTATTACATTGGTGACACTCCTCCATAGAAAAACCTGCATCATGTAAACGTTGCGAGTAACCCCAGGTGTACCTGATAACAGTATCGAAACTAGTTGTTGAATACATTACATTCCTCTGTGAGTAACTCGTAAGTCATGGCGGGTTGAAATGATATCGGTGGTGGTGTATTGTCCACAAGTTTCCTAACCATAGGCTCACCAAACACGAGGTCAAGAAAATCAAACTCCACTAGATTTCTCATCTCGTAGTCACGTACTGTATCTACTACTTCGGCATTAGTTCCTTCCATGTCAAAGTAGACTTCCATTTTTATTCTATACATAAGCATCCTTTCTAACTGTTGGCGTAGTCCACCATATAAACATTCGCCATTGCTTTTGCTACTTGATTAAAATAAAATTCAAATTCATCTGATGGTCTGTTGTAAAAATCCATTTTGACAACATCATCTTTTACTCTTGTTTGTATTGCTTTATCAGCAGTAAACAAAAACTCCATGATATCTGACATCATGTAGTGCATTTGTCCTCGCTCTCCGTTGACATCAAAGTCAACTACGAACAAGTCGTCCTCATCAATTTTATTTGTTTCATCAACAAATGCTTTTAACCAATTTGTGAACGTCATTATTCCTCCTCAGGTGGTTCTGTTTTAAACACCTTGTCTGTTTGAAAGTGTTTGTTTATTTCATCTAACAGTTCAGACATTCTGTCAATAAATCCTGCGAACTCAACTGTATCTTTGAATGCAACATTTATTAAGTCACCTCTTTGACCACTTATATTTAGATAGACATTGTCTGATAAGTCTTTCATAACTTCGGGTGTTACCCATGAGCTACGATACTTATCGTAATCAGCTTGTATAAACATATTTACTCCTCTTCTGCTAAAACGCTAACTTCATTGAGACGTGTCTTGATTGCTTTTAACAATGCACGATTTTCTCTACCTCTGCCCATGACTGAATCCGCGATAGTGGTATCAGCTTGTATAAGCAAAGCCATGTCTCTGTACACACGATTTGCAGTTTCTCGCATTTCATGATACTCAACATACCTTGATTTTTTGTTTGTTATTTTTGTATCCATATTCACCTCCACATTTGTATAGATAGCTTGATAGACACAGGTCACAGAAAGGGACTGTCGTGTTACGTACATACCCCATGTCTATCAAGCTACCTACGTTGTTAAGCAAATTCTCTTACGAAAGAGAATAAGGTTTTCGTAGATAGCTCTCTGATGATGTAATCAGACAACTCAGTCTTATAGATATTTATTTATATTTCTTTATTGTCTAATACTGTGCTACTTATTTTGTTATCCAAGTTCTCTCTTGGAGAGAAAGAGGTTACCAATAGATAGCCTAGAACAGACACTATCGCTGTATGTACTGAGTTTATTACCACTCCGAGAAGTATCCACCTCTTCCCAATCCTAGTAGTACAAACAGTTTTCACTTACGTGAAGCATCTGCTCTAGGCTATCTACAACTCTTGCCGACTTATACAGTCCTCTATAGCGAGAGCTATGGTACAGAGCTATTGCTAGTCCTGTGTAGATAGCTTGTAACACACAACAAGGCTTGTTGATAAACGTTTCCACAATCCTATTTATCATTAACACTAACCCGTAATTTCAAAAGATATAAAACTTATTTATCCTTGTATAGATAAGTTTTTTCTCTTACCTTGTGTCGCTGTTTTGTGATACAAGTTATGTGCTACAAGCTACCTACGTTCAGTCGTTAGTCACAGGGCATTTGGAACTAACTCTTACTTGTAGATAGCTTGTAACACACATCAACTTGTAAATTATCCTATACCTTTACAAGTGCTAGTAGATTTTCTATATAGGTCAAATCGTACCTCTTATGTGCTACAAGCTATCTACTGTAGGTGGGCGAAACTGGAAGTTTTGTATGTTTATATCGCCTTTCCTCGCTTTGTACACGAGTTCCAACCTTAGTAACCTACATAGATAGCTAATTGCTTTGGCTATCAGCTTATCAGTTGCTTCTTACGTACTGAAGCATCTCTAAAATCTTCGATATCAACTTGTGATTGAGATGTGTGGTAAAACAACCAACCCAACTCACAAGGGAGTAAAGCAACTCGTTGTCCACAACAGGTCTGTCTTACTTCCCATGTGTTCATGCAATCGAGTGCAGTATTCTCTCTATCGATTTTCACAACCATGAAATAACGCTTGGTCAAGTCATTAGACATTTCACATTTCTTGTGAGTGTTAACCCATCTGTAATGAGAACTCTTACCCAAGTGTCTATCCCATAGTCTTTTACTTACGAACGTATATTTCATACGTATCCTTTCTGCCGATTTCCAATCAGCTTAACAAACCTTTCTCACGTACTGAAGCAATCAAAAACTTCTCCACATTACGATACCTTCTGTACCTGTATGTGTCTTAACTTCTTCCCAATGCCAGTCCATTGAGTAATCTCCTACTACTACTTCTTCATCTAGGTATGGTACGAGCTTGTCATCAATACCCCATACCTCTACGAAGTCATTAAATATCGTGTAGCTGTATTCATCTTCACTAACGAAGTGAACACAAGCCATGAAGTCATCAAAATATTTATCTTGATAGTGTTCCAAGAACACATCGTAAATAGCTTGACACTCGTCCTCGTCATAGCTCACTTGACGTTCCATTACATCTCTAACTGTGTATTTACTTTTACTCATCGTCTCTCTCTCTGTTTCTGTTACAACCTGTACATCTGTACTCGTTCCAATAAGTTAATTCATAATTACATACATGCATTAGCACACCTCACATTCTTGTAATCCACTAGGTATCGCCATACCACATGAGCAGTAACTCGCAAAGAGTTCTGCATGTGATTGACAACAACCTTGCTCTATATTATGGTCGAACCTTTTCACGTATCGATGGTTACCATCTCTAACATAGTTAGATACTTCGTCTTGCAATAAAGCTCTACGTTTTTCTAACTCTTGTACGTTACGAGTTTCTTTGCAATCTCTACACATACCGTATCGACTGAGGTGTTTACCACATAGCGAACAGCATGGTACTTCTTTTGCACCTATGTCTACATGTTCTATTCTCATACCTGATAGGTTTGGAATATCTGTACGAGTAATTGTTTTACTTGCTCGTATAGTTCTGCTATCCGATTGTATGAAGTCTACATCTACGGCAACTTTCATACGAGGGATAGTGCTTGTACGTTTTGTTTTACTCATAAGCAATAACACCTTTCTATAATCAAAGTGCCTTCCTCATGTGTTTCTTCTAGTCCGTATGGACACCACATATTCGGGTGGTCGTATATTTTTCCGTCCATGTTAGAAATACTCTTTCTTGAATACATCTCTGTGGTTTTCTTGCTGATACTCAACACGATTGTATTTACAATTCATATCGAATATATACCAAGCCAAGTCTCTCAACTTGTTGTACACAGTAGTAAATAAACTATCTAACCATTTGTAACGTGGTTTAGTTTCAGTTGTAAAGTACTTCTCTACACCTACCTTTATTAGTTTATAGTTATATCTTTTTTGGTTTCTCATGACTTATCCTTTCTCTTGTACGTTATCCACATCTGCAAAGCCAAAGCAAATGTTTTCATTTACATTAATCAGCTAGCCTCACGTATTGAAGCTAGCTATTTTCTACTTGTAGTGATTATTTATTTTTCCTATTCTGCTCATTGCTTCTCGTACTCCAAGGACAAATCCATAATGGTAAGCCCCATTCATATATTCGTCAAAGTCCCAATTCCTGAAACTTTCTATGCAATCGTTTCCGTCTTCAGGTTCGTTTCTGAAATCACTCTTGCTCCAATATCCTTCCTTGTAGTATTCCCACACTTCTGCTTCGTGTTCTCTTATTACTTTTTCTAATATTTCTTTTTCTTTTTCATCCATGTGTCTATCCTTTCTCTATGTGTTTGGTTTCCATGTGAAGCCAAATCGATTGACCTTTTAAGCAAATCATAAAAATCACACATATTGTATTTTTATATTTAAAATATTTATTTATAAATATTTTATGCTTATTAGTTTTATGGTTTGGTTTCAACAGTGAGTGTGGTAACCGTGTGTATGTGTGTGTAATAATGGTGTGGTTGTGTGGTTTATCAACAGTGATTGTGGTACTCGTGTGGGGATATGTAGGTGTAAAAAAAATACCTAGTGAGCCGAAACCCACTAGGTAAATTATATTAGATGTTATATACTATTGAATAGTATTGTGTATCTAGACAGTAAGTACAGTCAGCGATGTTTGTAAAGTCATCACAGTATGTACAATCGAACTCATTTAGTTCTTCTTGGAAGGCATTTTGCCTGTGTCCAAGTAAGTCTGAAAGTTCTCGCTCGATAACTTCTGTATAGATTTGAAGAGTGTATTGTTCTTCTTGTCTGCTATCGAGCTTTTGACTTTTCCCGAGCTGAGTGTCTCCAATGTGGTTCTATTTTGTAGAACCATGTTGATGATTTTGTCAGGTGTTGCCGAGTTTGATATTACATCCCACTTAAATAAAAAGTGTTCTGTACCATCGGGGGCAACATACGCTACGTTGTAGCGTCTCTTGAAGTTCAAGTCTTTTGATTGAGACATGTACTTGACTAAGTGTCCGTCATAGTCACTTAGTTGTTTGTTCTTTGATTTAGATAAGTCTTGTGCCTTACCTATTCTTGTAGGAGCTATTGGAACTCCTGTTGGATATTTAGCCATTTTGACTAGTCCTTTCTGTTATGTATGTACGTTCTGTACATACTTCGTACTCTTGTATGAAGTATGTATTCTATTTAAGTTTAACTAGATAAGAAAATTATCTACTGAATAGTATGTACTCGTTCGGAACGGAAAGAGCGACTAGGCTCTTACCTAGTCGATACGACTGAAGGATAATTTTATTATACGAATTAGAGAGATATGGATTATATGTTCTTACATATAATTTAGTATGAATATAAATTATGAGAGAGCCTAGCGAACTAGGAGAGCGTAGTGATTGAATAATTTGGTATGAATACTTAAGTATCGATTTAATGAGTAGTGTAGTTGTGGGATAGTTTGTTTCGTGTATAGACAGGGGGGTGTTTTTAGAAAGAGAAATATAGTCTATTACGTATATGTGTGGTACAGCTCATACGTATGCATATCAGTACTAGTTAGTTATATATATAGGTATACGGGGATGTTACATAGTCGCGCAGGCATGACCTAGGTTTAACGTAGGTACGGGGTGTATATGTACTGTAAGCACCAGTAATATTAATGGTAATTCTTGGTAAAACTTAGGGCTAGTTACAGGTTACTTATGGGATTGTGTACTAATTAGGGGTAATCAATACACTGTTGAGACATACTAGCCCTGCTAGTAGCTTAACAGTTATTGGCAGTAATTGGTAGTATTTATATTAAATATTATTGTTTGTTCTAATGGAGTGTTGTTCGGTGTTCTTGTAGGCGTGCGGGCATATATGCTTAGTATTAAAAAAGCTCTGAAATGCTTTTACAATATCTTTCAGTGGTCCTTGGGTACTGCTTTTTGAGGTAATCCCTATCCTGACTTAAGAGTCAGTAAGCAGCTTTCGTACGCCCGATATCCGCTTTACCTGTAACCACATCTCAACATTGTGTTTGTTGAATTATAATAACACACTTAAAAATATAATGTTGTTATTATTTATTACATTATGGGAACTATACACGAATTTAAAGATGATTACAACATTGGGCTACTAGGTGAAAACTTAATAAAAGATTATTATCACTCCAGGCGTACACAAGATGGAAACAATCTATATATAGTACGACCGGCACAGAAGTGGGAGCAGCAACAAGGTGCAGATTTTTTTGTAGTTAACAATGAGTTAGGTACAAAATACTTTGAAGTTAAAACAGATACACAGAGTAAAGATACAGGTAATGTAGCACTAGAGATACAAATAGATTATGGAGATAAAAAAACTATTGGATGTGCATTAAAAACTTTTCCGGACTTTCTTTTCTATTGGATATACCCAACTACAGAGGTATTGTATTGGAATCCACAAGAGCTAAATCCTTTTATTATTGACTGGCTACTTGATAACCCACGGATAGTAGAAACAAAAAATAAAAATTTTTTTTCTCGCTCTATGCTTATAAGCGTTGAGGATTTAAAGAAAACACGCGTAGTTCGTACGTTAGATATACCATTAACGATAGTAGAAAAAAATAAATAAATAGTATACACTCGGCTAATGAAGAGAATAACTCACTGTAAACAGTGTAAAATTATTTTTAAAATAAATGGTGGGTTTCGATACTGTGGTAATCTAGGTTGTACAGAATACAATAAAAAATTTGGAGGCAAAATTGTACGGAAAAAAAATGAAGAAGAAGAAGAATAAAGGCAGAAAAAAAACTAGATACTAAGTATGAAAGGTGGAGTTAGTAGTGGCTAAAATTAAAAATAAACGTAATATATTTACAACACCACAAGATTTGAAAGAATGGTCAATGGACCTTGCTGAAGCATGTGGTAGTATTATTACAAATAAAAAACCAAATATTAGTAAGATTGATAACTTGGTAAGTAAGTTTGTAGATGACTACAACAAAAATATGGAGAGTTTAAATGCCACCAAAGAAGAAGAGTAGTACAAGGAAAAAACCTGCTAGAAAACCTATTAACGCCAAAACTAAAGCAACATTACAAAAAAAAGCTAAGAACTCTAAGTATACGTACGGTCAGTTGGCATCTGTATACAGGCGTGGACAGGGTGCTTATCTTTCTTCGGGAAGTAAATCAGCTTCTATGGCAGCTTGGGCTATGGGTAGAGTTAACTCTTTTATTAGGGGTGGTCATCCTCAAGATAATGATTTAAAGAAAAAGGGTAGGTCTAGTGCCAAAAAAAAGAAGTAAACGTAAGGTTAAATACGAAAAAGGCGTACCTGCTAAATATTTAAAAAACAAAAAAAATTCTAAATCATCAGTCGCTAAAGAAATAAAAAAAACTTCTAAACTATATAAAGAAGGTAAAAGAATAAATTTAAAAGCCGTACAGAAATCAAGAGCTACTAAAAAACGGAAGAGGTGAATTGATGAAAAAAATAAAAGGCGTTGATGTTTCATCTTTGACTACAAGACAACAGTCTACAATGAAAAAACATTCAAAACACCATACTAAAAAACATATTCAATATATGGTTAACTCTATGAAAAGAGGAACATCTTTTAGTAAAGCACATGTTAACGCACAAAAAAAAGTTGGTAAGTAATGGCACATGATTCTAGAAAAAAATCTATGTTAAAAAAACATGGATTAAAAGGAGTTAATAAACCTAAACGTACACCTAAGCATGCTACTAAATCACATGTTGTTCTTGCTCAAGAAGGACATAAACTTAAGTTAATTAGATTTGGTCAACAAGGTGTAAGTGGTGCAGGCAAGAATCCAAAGTCTGCTAAAAATAAAGCTAGACGTAAATCTTTTAAAGCCAGGCATGCTAAGAATATAAAAAAAGGAAAGATGTCTGCTGCATATTGGGCAGACAAAACTAAATGGTAGATATTGAAAAAAATTTAATTTGTCAACATCCTACATGTAAAACAATTCTAAAAGGAAGACAAAGAAGATATTGCTCTGATACATGCAAAAGATATGTACAGAATCAACGAGCATTAACTGGTGACAAAACTTTAGGCATACCTAAGAAACAAACTAAAAGTGCAACTTCAAGAAAAGGTGAATACTATGAGCAGTTTATTGAAGATGGATATGGTTTAGAAATACTTAAAGGAGAAATGTCAGCAAGAGAAGTAGCAGATATATATCAAATATCTCCTGCACAGGTATCAAGAATGTATGCTGCATTTATTGAAGAAGAAGAACTTAAAACTAAAAGAGAAGACTGGACAGCACCTAAAGCAGCAATTAAATCATTAGCTGATTTTAAAGAATTTAGAGATAGGTATTTTAAAACAGAGACAGGAAGTAAATATGAAACACCTGACTTTCAAGAAAAATGGGTAAAGTCTATTGCTCAAAATATTGATGAAGGAGGAAACTTAATGATACTAAGTCCACCTCGTCATGGTAAGACAGAACTTTTAATTCATTTTGCTATATGGCAAATATGTAAAAATCCTAACGTTAGAATTATGTGGGTTGGAGGTAATGAAGATATTGCTAAAAATGCTGTAGGTTCAGTATTAGACCACTTAGACTCTAACGATAAACTTATAGAAGAATTTTGTGGACCAGGAGCATCATTTAGACCTAAGAGTAGGTCAGGTAAGAACTGGTCACAGACTGCATTTTCTGTAGCTACAAGAAATGTTACAGGTATTAAGTCACCAACAATGGTTGCTGTAGGTAAGGGTGGTAAGATTTTATCTCGTGACTGCGACTTGATTATAGCAGATGACATAGAAGATTTTGGTTCAACTGCACAACCATCAGGTAGAGCAGCAACTAAAAGATGGTGGACAACAACTTTATCCTCCCGTGTTGAGGCACATACATCAGTAGTAGTTATTGGTTCAAGACAACACTCAGATGATTTATATAACTCTTTATTAGAAAACAATGCTTGGGAAAATATAGTAGAGCAAGCTCATTCAGATGATTGCGAAATACCGGAAGCAGATTTTGATGAACATCAAGAATGTATGCTATGGACAGGTAAAAGAGATTACAAATGGTTAAACACACAAAAAGAAGCATCAGCTACAACAGGTGGTGTTCATGTATTTGAAATGGTTTATTTAAATAGAGCAAATCCAAAAGGTGCATCTATCTTTAGTCCTGAAGCAATTACAAAATGTTATGATAATACGCTAGACATAGGTGACGTTACAGAATCTGCATATTTAGTTGCAGGTCTTGACCCTGCTGCAACAGGATATCAAGCAGCATTTTTATGGGCTATTTATGATGACTCACCATTAAGACTACAAATGATTGATTTAGAAAATAATAAAGGTGGAGGTATTAAAGAAGCATTAAGAGTTATGAAAGAGTGGGAGCAACTTTATGGTTGTTATCACTGGGTTATAGAAGAAAATGCTTTTCAAAGAGCTATACGACAAGATAGAGAATTAAAAGAGTATTGTGCAACAGCAGGTATTATACACGAAGGACATCAGACTCAAGCAAAAAACAAATGGGATTCTAAATATGGAGTTACAGCTATGACATCTTTGTTTACAGACAAGAATATAATTCTTCCTTATAAATCTCCTGAAGCAAAAGTTAAATCAGATATGTATAAAAAACAACTTTCTTTCTTTGCAAGTAAAGGAAGAGGATATAAATCAGATATTGTTATGGCTAGTTGGTTTCCTATGAAAGTTATTAGAAGATTACAAACTGCCAAATTTGATGATATGATGGTAGAATATAGACCATCGTATGGTGGTTTAGATATGGCATCTTGGAACGATGCTCCATGGAGTTAAATGTTAGTAAGTGATATAGTCAGCAGAGCAGTATATCTTAGAAATATGCATGATAATGCATTGACAGATAGAGCAAGATTTAGAGCAATAATGAATGGTGGAGCAGACGGTATCAGAGCATTACTTGGTAATCAACTTGATATGATGGATGAATCAATATTACCTGCTCCTAATCTTCTTATGTCAGGACTAGATAGACTTGCACAAAAATTAGGACGAGTTCCAAACTTAAGAGTAGATTTAACTAATCCAAGAGATTCTGAAAGGTCAAAAAGAAAAAAAGAAAAACTTGAAAGAATAATAACTTCATTTGACCAAATGCAAAATCTTAAGGGTCAGTTACCTCAAGTAGCTAGATGGCTACCAGGGTATGGTTTTGCTGTATGGATAATTACTACAAAACAAGATGCAGAAGGTAATTCATATCCGGTAGCAGAACTAAGAGACCCTTATGATTGTTTTCCTGGTTATTATGGTGCAGACCAAACTCCTGATGAATTAGTAACAATTAGAAGAGTTCCTATTGGTGAACTTATAGAATTGTATCCTGAACTTAAATCACATTTTAATAGTGCAGATAATAAAAAGAAAAATGCAGGTGTGAATGTTAGTTCAGTATATAACAATACAAGTGTAGAAAATGGTTCATGGGAAAACTCAAATGATAATGGCGATAACATTATTGAGTACATGAACATAGAGGGAACATATATTGTACACCCTGCATCAGGAAAAATTGTAGATTTCGTTCCTAACCCACTTAAGTCAGGTCCTGCTTTTGTTGTAGCTAAAAGATTTAGCTTTGACCAAATGCAAGGACAGTTTGACCAAACTATAGGTTTAATGTCAGCTATGGCAAAGATTAATATTATGTCAGTCATTGCTATGGAAGATGCTGTATTTACAGAAACTAACGTAGTTGGTGAAATAGAGTCAGGACAATATCGTAAAGGTAGATTTGCAGTAAACTACTTAACACCAGGTTCACAAGTAGTAAAACCAGTAAACAACTTACCATATCAATTATTTGAGCAAGTAGGAAGAATTGAAAGACATCTTAGAGTTGTAGCAGGTTATCCTGTACAAGATGACGCAATATCTCCTAATTCTTTTGTAACAGGTAGAGGTTTAGAAGAACTTCAAAGTGGTGTTTCTCTTATGGTTAGAGAATACCAACAAATATTATCAAAAGCATTAGAAGATGTTGACCATAAAAGATTAGAACTTGATGAAGTATTATTTAATGAAAAAAGAAAACCGCTATCAGGTTATATAAAAGGCGCAGCTTTTTCAGAAACATACACACCAAAAACAGATATTAATAAAAATTACAAAACTACAAGAGTTTATGGAACGATGGCAGGTTTTGATGAACCACAAAAAATCATAACAGGGTTGCAATTACTTCAAGCAGGTATTATAGATAGACAAACCATGCAAGAAGAAATGGACGGGCTACAAGACCTTACAAAGATAAACGATAGAATAACTAAAGAAAGAGCTGAAAGAGTATTGTTTGAATCTTTATTAGCTAGGTCACAACAGGGAGATGTACAAGCTATGTCTGCTATTACAGAAATATATAGAAATCCAAATAAGATAGATGATATTTTAGAAAGTTTTTTTGCAGAACAAGTAGAACAACAACAACAAGCTGCTGCTATGCAACAACAGCCTGGTCAAGTTCCTGGACAAGCTCCAGGTCAAGGACCATCATCAATACAAGATGTATTTGCACAGATTGCTGCAGGTCAGTAATGGATGAATACATAAACGAAAAATTTATAGATATAATTTTAGAAGAATATCCAAATGTAGCAGATGATGTTTTATTTCAAGAAGAAGAAAATTATCAAGATTATATAATTAATGCTGTGACTATTGCACAGTTTCCTGGAATAAGAATAGAGCTAGTAGTAATAAGGGATGACAATGACCAGAGGTAAAGATAAATTAAATTACAGTCCAGGCAAAGACCAAATAAGTCCGTCAGATTTAGTTGGTGGAGGACAAGATTTAGAAAAAGCAAGAAATCAAGAATTAGTAAGAAGTTTTGAACAATACAGAGAACCTGATGTTGGGGAATTAGTACAAGAAGTTGAGCCAATAGATACAGTTAGAGCAACAGGTCAAGGTGTAACTCCGCTTACAGCAGAGACACAAAGAAGAAATGTATCAGCTATTTATGACTCAGTAACCTCACAGACCCAAGTTCCTGTTGATAAGTTAGCAGTATTAAGGACATTGTATAATGTTTATCCTGATGTGGATATATTAGCCTTAATGGAAAGTGAGATGAAGAAGCAACAAAATACTTATGGTGCTAGTTAAGGAGGAGTCAGCATGAGATTTTCACAATATTGGGTAGACCCTGATGCAGAGTTGCAACAAATATTTGACCAAGAACGAGAAATAAAACAAACTGAGATTATTAAAAATCAAATATCTAAATCTCAAGGATTTCATACATCACAACTTGCAGGTCAATATGGAAACGTTATGCCTAGTGGAGCTATTATTGCTTCAGGTTTATCTCAACTTGCTGCAGAAGCACCTGAAATAAAACAAGTTGTAGATTCATATTTAGAACAACAAGCATCTATATCTAAAAGAATTAGAGATGCAGGAAGAAGTTTTGTAAGAACAGCTTTTGTTGCTGCAGATTCATTAGCAGAGGCTGTTATTAAAAGACCTTTTCAAGCTGCTGCTGCTACACATGTGCAAAGAGGAGATAATCCCATACTTGCATTAGGTGGACCGTTGTTAGGTTTTCTTACAGACCCTTTTACAAGAGATGAAGGTGAAGATTCTTTTATTAAAAAATATAAAGAAAACAAAGAACAATTAGGACCTACAGTATTTGGCAGAGCTGTAGATGAATTAGCTGCAGGTAACAACGTAAACTTAGGTTCAGGTTTTTTTGGAAACAGTGATGTTGCAGAAAACATGGATATATTTAAAGCTATTGTAGATTCTACTGATGATGAAGAAGTAATATTTCAAGCAAAAAATATAATAGAACAACAATTAGGTAAACCTATAACAATAGAAGAAAGACAAGATGTAAATAGTTTGTTATCACAAGACGGATATATATTGTCTCCAGGTACAGTTGTAGCTTCAAATGTCTATGAACCAGGAACTAAAGCATTTAACATTATGTCAGGTGCAATAGACTTTGGTGTTACCGCAGGATTAGACCCACTTAACTTTGTTGGTGCAGGTATTGGAAAAATAGGAAAAGCAAAAAAAGCATTTAAGACTGGTGAGTCACTACAAGGTGTAGGAATTATAGATAAAGCAATTAGAAAATCTGTACATTCTCCTACTGCAGATGATTACTTTTTAAGAGGTCCAGGTAGAAATATAGCTGAACTAATGGGTAAAGAAACAAATGTTAAAAATATACAAAAGATGTTTGGTAAAAATAGAGATGCTATACCACATGAAATATATAGAGAACTTGCAGATGGAGGAACAGAGGGAGTAATAAATACTTTAAAAAGAGAAATATCAAGAGGAACTATTACTGAAAGGTTTGACCCTACTTCAGCCATATTTAACGGAAAGTTTTCTACAACACTAGGTAAGATGTTTGACCCTGAGTTTGCAGACTTAGGATTAAAAGCTGTAGTTAAAAGACAATGGGAAGGAACACCTATTGTACGTATGATGGGAGACTTACCTCCAGTAAACTTAAATGTAAAAAACTTAGATGAAGCCTACGACCAACTAAATGAATTTATGGATGGTGTAGGAATTGCAGTAGACAAACAAGATGAACTTTTACGAAAATTTGTAGACATTTCATCTGAAGTTAAAGGTAAAGGAGCAAATCCAAATGAAGCTATACCTAGTTATGGTATTGTATCTAAAGTATTTAAGTTTTTAAATGACGAAGTATTTCCTGCTACAGATGAAGTATTAGGTGAAGGATATGTAGGTAGAGCATTTGAGAAGTTTGAAGCAGATACATCTAAGATGAGAGACTACTTTCACGATGAGTTAGGTAATCCTGAAGCATTTTTAGGAACTAAAACAGATATTATTGTAGATGGAAAGATACAAATACAACCAACTGCACATTTGTTTGCTGAATATTTTGATGGAAATATATTTTTACCTGGTGGTAGAGACTTATCAAGAATTGTAGGTAACACAAGAAATGCTATGTGGAGACTTATTGGTGGTAGAAAACTAACAGGAAAAGATTTAACATTAGAAACATTTGTTAAAGCACAATCCGAAGATGCAAACTTTGTAGCAAAAAATCTTTCTAAATTATTTTATGGCGTTGACCCTGATGGTGTAAGGGTTACAGAAGGAGCATTAACACAGATAGCAGATACATATATGCAGGGTTTATGGAAACCGTTTATTCTTCTTAGAGCAGCTTGGACAACAAGAGTTGTTGGTGAAGAGCAAGCAAGAATGTGGGCAGCAGATATGACAAGCGTATTTAATCATCCAATATCACATATTGCATGGGTGTTAGGAACACCATCTGCAGGTAAGTATGTAGGTAAAGTAGAAAATACATTAGCAAAAATACCAGGAGTTAAAGCGAGAGGATTGGAAGATATATTAGGAAATGAGTTTTTAATGGATGTATCTTTTAAAAATGCTATGGCTAGAGGTAAGTCAGTATCTATTGGTGGACTTGCACCTAAAAGAACAAATATATTTGTAGCTGTTGCTAAAGGTAATAAAAAATATTTAGATGGTTATGTATTAGAAAATACATTATTAGCTAATGATGTTCTTGCTAGAGAACTAGCTCGAACAATTAGTAATTCAAAAAGCACTTATGCAACGCTAGATGAATTAGTGGATGCAGCCTATAGCGGTGATTTAAAACCATTACTTGATGACTTTGTAGAGTTAGCAGACGATGCTTCATATTCTCAAAAAGCTAGAATTACAGAATCAAAAGAAAACGTAAGAGCTTATTTAGAATCTATACAAGCAAGGTTACACAAGCAAGCAGGTGGAAAATATGAGAAGTATGTAGTTGTTGATGGTCAGGAAATAATATTAAAAGCAGGAGAATCAATACCTACTCAATATGCAGACGCTGTTCCTAGGTTTAGAATTGTGCAAACAGGTGATGAAGAAATAATAAACTTAATAGCTAATGGTAGTGGAGAAGTAGCAGGTAAATTTATATCATTAGAAAACATATCAAAAGAATTTAAAGCAGAATATGACCAAACAAAACAAGCACTCGGTTCAAAATTAAAGCAATGGGATAACAGTGATTTACCATTTAACAGACCTGAATTTGTTAAAGTATCAAAAGTAGACGTAGACTCAAGTCTTTTAAGTAAATATGATGAAGTGGTATCTTCTATATTTAGAATATTTGGTTCTACACCTACCAATAAATTATCAAGGTCTCCTGCATTTAGACAATTTTATTTTGATAAAATGGAAAAACTTGCACCAAGTCTTACAGAGACTGCATTAAATAATCTTATTAAACAGGCTAAGAAAAATAACCTAGATAAAAATTATATTAAAAGGTTAGAATCATTAGTTTCAGATGTAGATAAATCTTTTAAAATTGGAACGCAAAAAGCTGATGATATTGCTAAAGGTTTTGCATTAGAAGAAACTAGAAGATTGCTATATGATTTAAATAAACGGTCACAGTTTGCAGATGCTACAAGATTGATATTTCCTTTCGTTGAAGTGTATAAAGAAGTTATAGGAACATGGTCAAGACTTATAGCAACTAATCCAGGTAAATTAAGAAAAGCAGAACTATTAGTTAACAAAGCACAAGAGAATGGATTCTTTACTACAGACCCTGTTACAGGAGAAGAAGTATTTAACTTTCCATTTAATGAAGGATTAAGTGACAGTATTGTTGATGAAGAGTCAGGAATTAGAGCCAATCTTGTAGGTTATACATCAGGTCTTAACTTAATAGGTCAAAGTGTTTTACCAGGGTTTGGACCAGTTATTCAATTACCTGCTTCTTATTTACCTGATACAGAAAGATTTGCATCACTTAAAAAGGTTATATTCCCATTAGGAGAACCTGCAAATGTAGGACCTATTGAAGCTGCATTACCTACTTGGTATAAGAAAGTATTAACACTTGGTGATGACGCAGACCCACAGTATAGAAGATTGTTTGCAAATGTAGCATCAGATATATTAAAAGCAAGAGTTCTTGCAGGTCAAGCTAAATTTACTACTACACAAGAAAGAAGAGAAGCTGTAAAGTCTGCAGAAAAAACAGCAACATTTGTAACATTGATACAAGCGGCTTTAGCTTTCGCTGCACCTACAGGAGGTACAGTTAGATATTACAAACAAGTACCTGAAGAATTTTTAACAGATGAAGTACAAGAAAAACTTAAATTAGATATTAGGGACTTTCCTGCAACAGATGATGGTGCAGTTATGTTTGGTTTTTCTATATTTACAGATTTATATTATGACATGCTTAGAAGAAATAAAGGTGATTCTTATGAAGCAACAAATGAATTTATAAATACTTTTGGTTTTGAACCATTTGCATTACTACAAAGAAAATCTAAAACAGTTGTAAGAACTCCATATACAGCAGAAGGTTCAGCATATATGGCGGAAAACAAAGATGTTTACGAGTTTGCACCAAACACTGCTTACTATCACAATACTGATAACCCACTAGATGAATTTGATATTGCTTCATACTGGAAAGCATTTACTGAAGGCAATAGAGTATCTTTAAGCACTGACCAAGTTGCTGCAGAAATTATGAATGCAAAAGGTAGATTTATATATGAAGGACAAAGAAGAGCTTTATTAAATGATGCTAACTATTTTGGTGTATCTGAATATGTTAGAAGACAAATACTTAAAGAAATTGAAATTCATCTTATAGAGACTTTACCTGGATTTAGAGAAAGTTTAGGTCTAGCAGGAACTATAGATACAGAATCACAAGTTCGTGAATTAAGAACATGGAAACAAAACTCTGTATTAGCAGGTTCTGATGCAGGAAAAGGATTGAGTAAGTATTTAGAAGCATTTGATAAAGTATTAGATTGGGGTAAAAGAAATATAAGACCTAATGTTACAATAGGTTCAGGAGATATGATGGCTCAACGACAATATCTACGTAGATACGTAGAAGATGTTTTATTAAAAGAACACCCTGATTTTTATCATTTATGGGTTAATATATTATCAAGGCAACTAGAAGAAGATATTGCTACAACACAAAATATTGAGTTAGGATTTTAATGACTGAAGACCAAATTAAAGCGTATGAAATAGGATTGCAACTTAAAAACTTTTCAACTTGGTATACATTTAACTTAAAAGATAAAATAAATGACCTGAATAATTTTGCTAAAGTACTGCTAGAAAATACTTTTGGTTTAGTAATTAATGAGCAAAACTTAGGAAGAGTATTATCTGCTGCAGCAGTAGCAGGTCAAGCAGGACCAGGAGAACCATCTGTATTACTTCAACCTGCAATAGAAGAAATGATAGAAAACCCACAAGATTTCAGTGATGTAATTGAAGCATTTAGTGCAGGTCTTTCAGGAGACAGTATAGAAAATGTTGATACTGAACCTGTTATTAATCCAATGATAGAGGGATTTGTAGATTTAGAAACAAGAGAAGAAAGAATAGAAGCTACAGAAGGTAGAAGAGTTTTCAAACCTTTATCTGTTCAGGAAAAACAACAACAATACCTTGACGAAAAACTAGCAGCAGGAGATTTCTCTGATGACAACTTAAACTTTGTGCAAACAATGTTACCATCAGACTTACCTTTTATAGGTCTTGGTGGAACTATAACACCTACCCAACCTGATAAATTACCATTGTATGTAGAGGGTATGCAGTATGGATTATTTAATGGTATGTCTGCAGAAGAATTAATTAATGTACAACTTGCTTTAGTAGAAGCAGAGTATTTATATCCAGGTTCTTTTGATGCGGGTGTACTTGATAACAGAACAATAGCTGCAATAAGTAAAGCTATGGAAGTTCAAAACTTACAAGGCAGAACTAATCCTACATTATCTTCAACAACTTCTGTTCAATTAGCACTTAGTGGTGCAGGTCCAGGTATAGCAAAAGACATAAGAGATTTCTTTATATCAGAAGTTAAAAAGGATGAACCAAGTGGACAAGCAGATTTAGCAATAGACGAAGCTATTCAGTTGTTTCCTGAGTTTTCTATAATTTATGGAGAAACTGCTGCAGAACAAATACTTGGAAGAAAACTTAGAAAAGAAGAAAGAGCATTAGCAGGTATGACTTATCAGGCTGCAGTAAGAGAAGCATCAGTTGAAATTCAAGATATGCTAAAAGCTAGAGAGGAAGCTAGAAAAGAAGCTCAAAAAACTGTATTACGAACAGAGCAAATAAGATTACAAGCAGGATTACCTGAAGGTGTTTATTCTGTTGAAGGAGCAGAGCAGTTTACTGCAGCTCCAGGAGATGCAGGTTCTGCACAAGAAATACAAAGACTTATAACTACATTGGCAGGACAAAGATTTGAAGATAAGATGAATTCTATTGGAGGATATGCTGCAGAATTAGATGAAAAAGACAGAGAACCAGAGATAAGGTCTAGGTCAAGAGCATTTGTATCAGCACTTAATTCTACAGGTTCAGGAGCATTAGGAGAATAATGAAGTTAACTGAAGAATTAATTAAACACATTGAGGACTTAGAAGGTTTTAAAACAAAAGCATATAGAGATGAGAACAATGTATTGACTATAGGTTTCGGTCATACTAATGCAACAGGAACATTTGACTTTGATAAAGATACTGAAATAAATAGAGAACAAGCATTAAAAATATTACAAGATGATTTATCAGATGCAGAAAATTATGTAGAAAGAATGCTTGCTAATAGAGACCTATCTGTAAGCAAAGAGAAAAAAGATTTTATGACATTAGTTTATTTCAATAGACCTTGGGCTTTGAGAGAAACAATGGAAGTTATAGCAGAAGGAAATATGGATTTAGTTATTAAAAGCCAATTAGATTCTTATAAAAAAAATAGAGAAGAAGATATACCTGATTGGTATGTCAATAGAATAAACAAAGAAGCAGCTTTTGCTAAAGAGTTTGATGACCCTGAAGAAACAGGAGGAGATGCTATGCCTGAAAAAACACCTGAAACAGGAAGAGCTAACACTGAAATGCCTGAACAATTATCTACTTTAATTAATAGAGATGGACAAGAAACATTTGTACCTACAGAAATAGTTGAAGATTTACTTAAGACTGGTAAATATACAGAAACACCTGGCTCAGTCCAAGAGGGTCAAAAAGAAAAAGAAGTTAAAGATGTTTTAACTGCGCATATATATTCTTACTTACAAAGTCAAAAAAGTGTTTATGAATCACAAGTTCCTAAAGAAGCAGGTTCAATAGAAGGCGCTAGAATAAAGACTGAATTGGAAAGAAAATAATGGCTGATGATTTAACTATTGAAGGTATTTCTGCAAGTGAAGTTGTAGGAACGCAACAAGAAGCAGAGCAGGGTTCTGCACAATTTTCTCCAGGAGAGTTTGATGGACCTGAGCCTGATTTACTATATCGTGTAGGAGAACAATTCTATGTTTTATACGAGCTACCTTTAGATAGATTAGGAATAGAAGATGAACCTCATTACATTATGTATACAGGAACTGGAGTTATTCCTGAATATGAATATAAAGCACAATCAGTATCACAAGAAGATTTAAAAAAAGTTTTGTCTGTATCTTTTGATTCAGGTGGATATGAAGAGATAGAAGATAAAACAGATGTTATTAATCAGTTTTACAATAGAATACTTAGAGCTGCAGATTCAAGACCATGGCTTTTAGAAAAAGAAACCACAGGAAAAAATAAAGGAAAGTATGTTTTGCTTTCAATGTTTGTTGAACAACTATTTGAACCTAATGTACAAATATCAGTAGATGAATACAAAGCTGAATCAGCATTAATTAATGGATATACAAAAAGACAATTAGATTATTGGTCAGCTATTACCTACGGTGAAGACCCTGCAACAAATGCAGGACTTAGAAAACTACAACAAGAGTCAGCAATAAGCCTGGCTTCATTACTTAGAACTTATGCACCTGAAGGATTAAGTCAAGATGTAGTTGAATTTTTATATAACAAAAGTTTAACTGGAGATTATGACCCTGCGTTTTTAGCAGAGCAAGTTAGATTTTTAGCTGCTCCTGAGTTTGCTTCTTTAGTAGACCCTGAACTAAAAGCTGTAGTTGGTGAAGTTCAAACAGGTACAAAAGTATTTGACCAACAAGCTAAACAAATAATTACAAAAGTTATGGGACAAGGATTTTTAAATGATTTAGGAGAACAAGAGTTTAAAACTATAGCACAATCACTTATTGACCCTAATGGTGGAAGACTGTTAGAGGGTCAGTTGCAAGAGTTGTGGGATGCAGAACATCCAAATAAAAAAGGACAGAACTATGCATTAGCATCTGCTACTCCTAGAAAACTAGCTAATTCTATAACCAGTGGTTTAGATGAGTATGGAAAAGACCAAGCATTTTTTAATGATTTAATGGAAGCAGAAAATCAAACAGAGATGAGTAAAATGTTACGTATGTATGGATTACAACAAGGAGATGAAAAAACAATTGGTAGTTTACAAGGCTCAATAGGAAGGTCTTTTAAAACAAAACCAATAAGTAGGTTCATGGCAAAATGATAAGTAACGAAAAACTTTTAGAAAATAGTATTAGTAGAAATTTAAGAGATGATGATGGAAACGTTTATGTATTTAAAGATAATAACTATCTTAAAGTAAATACTCCTGAAGGATTAGATGAAGCATTAGCAGATGGTGGTGTAGCTATATCTAAAGCCTTGTTTGATAGTAGAAGCTATGGTCAAAGCAGTACATCTGTGTCTGTAGAATCAACAGGAGATTTACCAAACTATTTTAATTTATACACAAATCTTTTAAATAAAACAGAAGAAATATTATCAGATATATCAGATGAAGCTCCTGAAGCAGAAGAAGAATTATTTGTACCTACAATAGAACAAGCAGGAGCATTAGTTCCATTTATGAGAAACAAAGGAAACCTACTACAGACCTATGTAGATACATGGGCAGCAACAGGTAACGACCAATTAGCATTACAGGCAGTCAGAGATTCTGACGAATACGAGACATACTTCCCTGGAAACTACAGGGTAGACCCAAGCACAGGACAACAAGCAGGAATAAGATATGATGAAGCTACCTATACAGCATTAACAGATGCTTATGATAGAGCATTTATAGAAGCAGGTCTTAACCCTGATGTGTTTAGAGAAGCTGAAGTTTACCCTGCCTTAGTTTCAGGAGATATAGGAAGTAACGAATTACAAGCTAGAATAAATTCTGCTAGACAAGCATTCATAGATAATCCATTAGCAGAAGATGTAAGAGCATATTATGCACAGAACTTTGATATAGAGATGAGTGATTCAGCTTTACTTGCTTCAGCTCTCGACCCAAATGTAGGAGAAGGAATACTTAACAAAAGAATATCTGTATCTCAAATAGGAGCAGAAGCATCTAATAAAGCATTCGATATTACGTTACAAGAATCAGAAAGATTATATCAACTAGGAGTTACCGGTACAAAAGCAGCACAGTTGTTTAGTCAAGCTGAAGCATTATTAGGTAGAGTAGAAACATTAGCTGTATCTCAGGGAAGAGAAGAACTAGGGATATCAGCTTACTTACAATCAGAAGCATTTGGAAGTCCACAACAACAGCAAAGATTTAGAAACATAATTTCACAACAAGCGTCAGAAAGTGCTGCAAATCTTGGAGCAAGAAGAACTCAATCAGGTGCAGTAACTGGCTTGACAGAAGCATAATTCTGCTATACTAAATTACATAGGGTGGCGAGTTCCCCTTCAAATAGGGTCGCAATTCTCTTGGACCTCCAAGGTGTCTAAGTGGTATTTCAGAAAGCCTTGTGTAATCAAAAGCAATTTCCATTTACCTAGCGATTGGATGTTTTATATTGCTTTAAATAACGCTAGAGAATAGAGGAGAAAATATGTCAGAAGACACAACAGCAAACGATACTAACAATGTAGAGGTAGAAGACGTAGAGTCAGCACCTATTGATAACTTACGTAATGCTTATAAACAAGAAAAAGCAGAACGTAAAGCACTTCAACAGGAACTGATGGACGTTGCTCTATCTTCAATGGGTCTTGACCCTAGTAAGGGTATTGGTAAAGCTGTGCTTAAAACCTATGAAGGTAAACCAAACGTTGAAGAAATCAAAAGTTTCGTAACGGAAGAATTTGGAGACGTTGTAGAAGGCACACCTGCACCACAAGAAACAAAGAATGATGTATCAGATAATGTTATCCAAGCTCAGTCACGTGTAGAGCAATTAAATAAAATTGGCGTGTCCTCAGAACCAGTTGATGTTATGGATGCATTTAAAGAAGTTGTTAGCTCAGGAGACGTAAAGCAATCTATTGCAGCTAAATTAGCTATGATAGAAAAAACAAAATAGTAACAATTAACATATAGGAGATAAATCATGGGACCAATATCAACCCCTGACCCAATTTACGCTTCCGATATAAATAATTTTCAAGGAGAATTATTTAGAGTCGGAGGACAAAGAACACCTTTCCTATCTGCTATGGGTGGGCTAAGTGGAGGTGGAAAAGTTATACAATCAACTTTCTTCCAATTCCAAACAGCCGATAATGCTACTATCTCTTCCGCACCAACAGAAGGCACAGAAGGCGGAGCGCCAACTGAATACCTTGGTCGTAATAGAGGAGCATATACTCAGGTAACACAGATATTTCACAAAGGTGTGAAAATGTCATACACAGCTATGGCAGCCTACAATCAACAAAATGCGTTTGATTTAGGAGCAGCAGGATATAGTACATCAGATGGTGATGGAACATTAACTGCTGACGACAAGTTAGCTCTATTTGGAGGTAACCCAGTAACAGACGAAATGGCAGAACAGCTCGAACTAGCTCTTGAAAAAGTAGCTAGAGAAGTAGAGTACTTTGCTATTAATGGCGTATTCGCTGACGGTACACACGCTTCTAACCCTATTGGAGACAATAGAACATTTAGAGGATTGGCAGCTCACTGTGCATTAAATGGAGGAAATAAATACTTCAATACTGCTACAGAAGCTACCGGTGGTACTGCTAAGAAACTTGATTGGGACGGCATTGCCGCTTCATTAAAGACTCTTTATGATGCAAACGCACCAGTTAAAAACCCTGTTCTTTTGGTTAACTCAGCTAACTTATTAGAACTTAACAAGCAATTACTATCACCACAAACAGGTGGTACAACTGCTACTATCCTTCCACGTGAAAGAAACGTTGGTGGTGTAGATATCGATACCGTTATCACACCATTCGGTTCTATTGGAATGATGGTTCTTGACGGCAATATCTTAGGAAGCAACGATGCTTTCATAGTTGACATGGCTTATGTCAACCCTATCTTCACAAACATTCCTGGTAAGGGAACAGTATTCGTGAGAGATATTGACCAAGATGACAATGCTAGAGTTGCAAAAGCAATCTACATGGAAATGGGAATCGACTTCGGTCCTCCACAATATCATTTGCATATAGATGAAATTGCTACTCCGTAGTAATTAATAATTACAAGATTAGGGTGGAACTCCACCTCCACCCTTTTCTTGTGCTATAGTGAGGAAGATATGTACAAAGTTAACGTTAAACAAGTAACAATAGATGTTTCTGCCAATGGCACACAATCTAGTAGTGTAAACACTGATGGCATGTTGCTAACAGGAATAGTATTTCCTGCGGCTATGACAGGCTCTGCAATTACTTTTGACTTTTCTGTTGATGGAACAAATTTTTATGATGTAAAAGAAACAGATGGAACAGATGTAAGTTACACAGTATCAGCAGGAGATGTAGTAAGAGTTGACCCTAGTGGTTGGGCTTTTGCTTCAAGTGGTTTTATTAGACTAACTTCAGGAAGTACTGAAGCAGCAGACAGAGATATTTTATTAATATTTAGAACAGCCTAGGAGGTCCAATGAGTACAACTATTGGTGACCTAGTAGATAGGACTTTTAGAGAGTACCTAGAACCTATGGAAGACATAGTAAGTTATACAACTCTTACATCAGGTGTTAATGCAACAGCTACAAGTATTACTTTTGATGGTGATTTATTGTCAGTTGAAGAAGAAGATGCATTAGACGCAGGTACAATAATTGAAATAAATCAAGAGCTTATGATAGCAACAGACCTTAATGCTGTTACTAATACAGTTACAGTTAAAAGAGGTGCAAGAGGAACAACTGCAGCTGCACATTCATCAGGAGATTTAATTAAAATAGCTCCACCATTTCCACGTAAAAATGTATTTGATGCTGTATGTGACCAAATTAAAAATTTATACCCTACAATATTTGCAACTGAAACTAAGTCACTTACGGCTTCAACAGGATATCAAATATTGAATGGTGCAACTGATAATTATTTAGTGCAACCTCTTAAAGCTATATCACAGTACACAGACTTTACTACAGGTTCAGACCAAACAGGTACACAGTTTAGAGGAGTATCAGTAGAGTTAGTAGATTTACCTAATCCATTTACTTATACAGATGCTAACGGTGCATCTCAAACAGTTACATATACAACAGGTCCATCAGTAGTTCATGCATTACATAACTATGGAATTTCTGCAGGTCAGGATATGTTTGTAACTTTTAAAAAGAAATTTATAGACCCTACTGCTGAGGCAAATACTCTAGCAACTGTTGGTTTAGAAGATGAATATGAACCAATAATTATGGCAGGTGTTGCAGCACAAATGATTGCAGGAAAAGACATACCTTCATCTACAGCAGATTATATTACAGACCAAATAGGAGTTGCTAGCTTTCCTGTTGGTAGTGCAACAAGTATTCGTAACTCATTACTTGCTTATCAAAGAGCATTAATAGAACAAGCTCGAAAGGATTTAAGAGCTAGGTTTCCTGAACCAGTATCAATTAACAGTATTGTTTATCCTGCATCGTAATGCCTAGAATACCTACCTCTAGTAACATTAAAAATCCTAAAAGATATGGATACGATGTTTCTATAGATAATATATATTTAAGAACTGCAGTTGGTCCTGGAAGAGAAATGCAAATACAATCCTCCGGTGTTCAAGAGGGACAAATAAATGTTAAACAAAACCCTGAAGATTTTACATCTAATCTAGGTAGAATTTATTCAAGAAATAATTTCACAGGTGGTCAGGGATTAGACACCGCACATAGAGCAAGTGGAACATCTAAAGACACTACAAGATTTTGGGATAGCAAAGGTGTTGATGTATTTCATGGTGATGATGAAACCTCTTATCATACACATTTATTATTTACAACAGCGTCAGAATTAACATTAAGTAGCTCTAATAACTATATAGCTCAAACAACTAATGGTGACTTGTATGTAACAGATGGTACAGCAATTAAAAAATCAACTAACAACGGAGATGATTGGAGTACTGTATCTACAGGTTTAACTATTAATCATAATTTTACAGGTGCTGCTGCAGTAGGAGACCAGGTATATTTTACAACAGCAAATGGAACTTCAGGTTCAAAATTAATATTGTATAACGGTTCTTCATTTTCAGAACTATCTCATGACCAAACATCAAATGGATTAACAGGAGTTTGGTTTCAAAAAAATCAATTATTTATATCAGGAGATGATGGCACAGTAGGTTATCTTTGGGCTGTATCTCCTTTAGGAAAATCATGGACATCTTCTGACTTAACAGAAGCAAGTGCATTATTAACATTTGAAGATAGTCATTCTATATCTCAAGTTGTAGACGCAGGTGCAGTAGTTTTAGCTGCTTCTACAAGTGGTGATATATTTTCTATTAAAGATATATCAGGAACTATGACTCTTAAAGGTCAAACTAATATACCTTTTGAAGAAGTACATTCAATAGCTGCTGCAGAAGGAATTATATTTTTTGGTACAAAAGAAAAAGCAAGAAGTGTAGGTAGATTTTATCGTGCAGATTTATCAGTAGCTGATGATTTATACGTATTATCTAACAGACAATTAATAAAAGAATGGGTTGTATCAGGACAAGACACAACACCAAAACACATGTTTGTGTCAAGGGACAGTGTATATACAGGTGTAAAAGAAAGCGGTAGTGAAAGTTATTTATGGAGATATTATTTACCTACTGCAGGATTTGCAAGAGATTTAGAAATGGGAGCTTCAGGTTTTATTACAGGTATTACACAATCTAATGGTAAGTTTTTAATTGTTGTTGAATCTTCAGGTGTATTTAAAGAAACTTCAACTTTTGAATCAGAAGGATATTTAATACTATCTGCTGCAGATTTCTTTACGGCAGAAAGTAAACAATTTGTAGGAGCAGAGTTATCAACATTTACACTTGCAACAAATACATCTATTGATTTATTTTATTCTACAAAATTTGAAGCATTAGATAATCCTGATGACTCTAGTTTTATTAAAGCATTTACACAAGTAGGTGGTGTTGGAGATACTGAGCAACAGATAGAAGAAGTAAGTAGGTATATTGTTGGAAAAGTAGTTTTAAAAACAAGTGATGGTGCAAGTACACCAAAAGTTAAGTCTATACAATTTAGAGCATTAGCAAGACCTGAACTTGTAGTAGCACAAATACCAATAAATATATCTGATAGAGTTGAGAGACCTGGAAGAAAACCAATTAAAGTAAAAGGTTTAGGTGACGCTTTATATTCTACACTTAGAGACAAAGAGGGAGACTCAGTAACAGTAGAAATATTTAGTCCACAGGAAATAATTAAAGGTGTAGTTGAAAGAATTAGTTATCCAATTTCTTCTAATGTTGAAAGAGGTAGCGTAATGCAGTATGCTATTATTACAGTAAGAGGAACTAGGCAAGCTAGTTTGGATGATATTACAAGTATTCATGTACTTGGTATTAACGCACTAGGACAAGTCAGGTTCGGTGCATAGGAGATAAATGACAGCACAAGAAGTTAAGTTTTCAAATTTTTATGAAAGTACACTTGCTAGCCTCATGGCTTCAAGTGCTACATCAGGTACACTAACAGCAGCTCCTACATCTAATGGAACAAGCAATATATCCGTACCTTATTATTTAGTTGTAGACCCTGATGAACAAAGCAAGAGAGAAGTTATATTAGTAACTGCTGCTTCAGGAGTATCTATGACAACAATACAAAGAGATAAAGAAGGAAGACATAGTGGTTCTCCACCTGACCACCAAGCTGACACAGTTGTTCGTATGGCAGTTGTTAAAGAAATGTTTGAAGACATACATGACAGAGTAGATGCTGCAGGTGATGTAACAGGTACATCTACAACTACGTTTACTAATAAAACATTTAATGCTGATGGTACAGGAAACTCTATAACTAACATTGAAAACGCAGACATTAAAGCTGCTGCTGCAATAGATGCAGCTAAAATACACAATGGTAATGTATCTAATACAGAGTTTGGTTATTTAGATGGTGTATCTTCTGCTATACAAACACAGTTAGATAATATTACAGCAGGTACATCTACACTTACTGTACCTATCACAGTAAAAGTTGCTGATGATGGTTCAGGTTCACAAAATGTTTTTTACTTTTTAAATGGTTCTGACTCAGGAGCAGGTACAAGGTCAACTAACTTTGTATTTAAAGTTGGTTTTAAATATAAGTTTGATACATCCGATAGTTCTTTATCGGGGCATAATTTTAAATTTTCAGTAACAAAAGATAACTCAGGTAGTTCAGAATTTACTACTAATGTAACAACTGCAGGTACACCAGGAAGTGCAAATGCTTCTACAACAATAGAGATTACACCTGAAACTCTAGGTATAGCAGGTGCTACAAGTATTTTATATTATTATTGTAGTAATCACTCAGGAATGGGTGGTAATGGTAAGATTAGTTTAGATGCAGGTAGTGCATTCAAACTTAATGGTGCAAAGCAATTCTTTGCACTTAATGGATAGTAGGAGAATAAATGGCAAGTGGTGTTTTAGGACAAGCAGTAATTACATCAGGCACATCAGGTGCTTCTTTGGTAGTGTACACAGTACCTGCAGGGAAGTTAGCTGTATGTAATGTAAATATTGCAAGTATATCTGCATCAACACAAACTATTGACTTAGCAATTCCTAACGAAACAGATGGTTCTTTTGACAGCTTAGACCTGTTAGAAGATGATACTTCTTTAGCAGAAGCAGATGTTCTTGAAAGAACAAACATTGTGCTTGAAGCAGGTAGAAGTGTTGTAGTAACATCATCTGATGGTACAGGTGTAGCAGTCAATGTTTATGGCGTTGAAGAGGATGTATAATGGGTAGAAGAATAACACCTGTTCCTTCAGTATCAGGAACTGTTAAAAGTATTCAGCATATAAATTGCACTATTAATGAAAGTGGAACTGATACTGATATAAGTATAACTGCAGTATCTAATACAAATAAAGCGTATGTAGTAGAAAATAGTCAAATGGCTAATCATTATGGTGGATTTGAATATGGAGATAGAAATAGAAGTTCAGGAAACGCATCTAAACCACATGCTTATCTTTCAAGTACAACAAATGTAAAAGTACAATCTGATGAGTTAGATGTTTTTGGTGGTTATTCTTATGGAACTTCTAGTGCTACTTTTTATGGAAGTGTAATAGAGGTAACATAATGGGAAGATTTGCACCAACCACAACAACTACAGGTACAGTTAAAAGCATTCAACATGTATCAGCAACTATGTCAAATGATGCAACAGTAAACATTACAATTAGTGCAGTATCTAATACAAATAAAGCGTATATAATTAGTGCAGGAGAAAGTTCAAGACAAGGTGGTGCAGCAGCTAACGACCAAGCAGCAAGAACAGGTCATGGTAGTAGTACAGGTGGTGCAAGATTAACGAACACTACAAATGTTGCAGTAAGCCAACCTAATATTGATATGTTTCCTTTGCAATATTATAATACAAGTGGAACATATAGAGGAAGCGTAATAGAGGTAACATAATGAAATTTGTTAAATTAACAACAGGTAATGTAGCAGAAGCTACAGTTGTACCAATATCTGAATGGATAGATAAAGCTAATAATAGAAGTTTTGCAGGAGAAGGTTATATACAAATAACTGAAAGCATTGAAGATACAGAGGTGTTAACAGGATTATATAATTCTTCAGCAGAAGCTGATGGAATAAAAACTGTATCTAGTTTTACTTTACCTACAACAGACAGTAATGGAAAAAAAAGGTGGTACGACAAAGATACAGGTGTTTTAAAACAATACACCTACAATGATGAAGGTGTTATTACAGGTTCAGAAAACGCCTAACTTTGAAAATAATTAAATTAGATAAGGATTTACCTGACCCAATTAGTTATTTAGATGCTGTAAAAAAATATCAAGATTGGGATAATATACAACAATTTGCTGAATATGATATAGAACTACAACACCCTTTTATAACTAGAACAGATAGCTCCCACCCCTATTATTGTCCTAATTGCGACAAAGAAACTAATCCTGAATGTTCTATATATAAAGAAGAAATTGCTATTAGAGATAGTAAATACGAAACACACGAAGGAAGAGTGCCAACTATGAAAAGGTGTCCTGCAATCATAGATACTTTAAACTCAGGTGCAGTACTTTGTGCATGGGATGATTTTTATTTTGAAGCTACAGAAATAACAAATCATTTATTAAAGAGAACTATATATGCATATACAGAGGGATATAAACCTGCACATTTTTATCACACTACACCACAAGTAGATTTTATTGACATGGGATTTGATGTATCTCATAATATGTCAGTTAAATTATTTATGCCTTATAGGTTAGAAACATCTGAAGATAATTTAGTTCTGTATAAAGATTTGTTTTGGTTAGGACACATGCCTTTTAAAGTAGTAGAAGGATTACAAGATATGAATGCTTTTAGTGGTATGTTCATAAATACAATATGGAATATAGAAGATGGTACAAAAGTAGTTATTAAAAAAGGAACACCTCTCGTGCATTTATTGGAAGTTCCTAAATCTACATTAGAACCATTTGAAGTAGTTAACCTTGAAGATTTAGATAAAGATTACTATCAAAGTATTATTGACCAAGAAAAAGTTGTATTAGGTAAGAATGGTTATAGAAAAAACCAAAAGGAAATGCTAAAGTAAACCTATGTCACTCTTAACTACACTTAAAGAAGGTGGAACTTTAGCTATAGATACTATAGGCAATCTACCAATTAATGAAGATTTAGATTTAATAACTGCAGACCCTTTAATTATTTCTTATTTAGTTCTTGCAGGTGGCGGAGGAGGTGCTGATGCTCAATCTATTTACGCTGCAGCAGGTGGTGGAGGTGCAGGAGGTTACAGAAACTCTTACGCTAGT